TCGAATCTTGGCGCCGTGTCATATGCTGTAGATCCGGTTACAGTAAAACCTGCAGAAAACTTTGGTGGTTCTGCGAATATACCACTACCACCAGAAACATTAAAGCCGTCTAAGAACGAAGGCGGTTTTGCAAACTCCATTTCATCTGCAAAAGCTGTAGATCCGGCAACTTGGAGGCCTCCGGCAATCTTTAAAGGTGATCCTCCGGTCAGCGTTCCTGATATTACAACGTCGCCACCAAAAAGCGCTGTTCCTCTAACAGCAGTACCTGCTGATCCTTGTGATCCTGAAAAATATATATTTACGTCAGGATACTTTGTTTCGTCTAAAGAGTCACCAGCACCACCAGAAAGAAATGAGATTTGTGTCCCGTTTGCGACTATGGAGTCTTGTACCGAAAATGTACCGGAGACAAGTAAGTGACCTGATGCAACCTCGTCAACTTCAATAACTTGTCTTTCTGCGTATAGCGTTCCTGAAACAACAACGTCTCCAGAAAATAAAGAAACACCTTTAACAGTTGTGCCCTTTGAACCCATCGTGCCGCTTACAAAAACAGCTACATCTGTACCTAGAACATATCCGCCCGCTAAACCCGAAGATTGCGTATTGAACAATATGTTTGTAGGTAAATAGCTGCCAAAACCATCTGCAGCTTGGATAACGCCTACTGATCCAGAAGACTCATTTACTCTTAAGGCTGTCATTAACTATACTCAAACTAAACTTAACTAAACTAAACTAATGGCTGAAAATCCAGCCATTTAAATATATTTATTCTAATAAAAAAGTAAATTCTTTTTTATTTATTTCATGCTGTCTAGCATGCCCTGTATATCTAATCCTGCGCAATCTATTTTCTTACGTGTAATATGATAATGACTTACAAAACCTTTAAATCTGCCAGAAGCTACAGAAGTGGAAACACCTTTTAAAGTCTTACCTTCCTTGTCATTAGGGCACTTAAGCGGAATTCCTACACCTTCATGAACTGCAGACCACAAAGCCTTTAATGCTTCAAGCTGAACATCATAAAAACCGGTAAAATCTTTCATTGGCGCGCCATGAACTGTTTCGCCGCTTATAATCGGCCTTTCGCCAAAATCATTCTTCTTATACCAATCCTGGTATTTTGGATAATATGCGTTTGATATCTCTACGCCGATTGAACTATGGTTGTGCTTTTTGCTACCAGCATGGTAAGCAGCATGATTTGTATCTAACAACTGGTATATTGTTCCGTCGTTATCAATCAAGAAGTGTACAGCTAGTCCTCGTTTTTCAAGAACCCTGTGACATGATCGGCTATTAAGACATACATCCCAGTGATTGACGAACATTTTAATATCTCTAGGTTCGTAATATGACGTATATCCTTTTCTTGCTTTGTAACCTTTAGCTTCAGACCATAATACTACTTTTGGCCAGTTAATAGGAATAAAGTTTCCATGGTGTACTATAAAAGACTCATCTTTATCTTTAATTAAATCAGGCTCATAATCGTCAATCTTACTTTGGCGCTCTGTAAATATTCTTCTATGGGTGCCCGGGCCGCATAAACCGTCTGCTTTGATTCCGCTTTTCTTTTGCCATGCCTTGATTGCATCGACTAAGTCATCATCAAAATCATCACAACCAAACCACTCCGGAGTCCATCCTAATTTTGCTGCTGAGCCTTCATTATAAAATACTTTATCCACCTTAAACTCCTCGCTTTACGCGTTGTGTTAATAAATACACATAACCTTCATATTGATTTGCTGCCGCGGCTAAATAATCGTCCATGCCTAATGTTAATGCACCACAAGACTCGAGTATCTTATATAATTCAGTCAGGTTGGCAATATGATCACGCATAAAGTCTAACCCTAGTGCTGCTATAACATCTCCGCCTTGTTGAGCCGGTGACTTGTATCTATCAAGAACTCTAGCAGATACTTTCGTTAACACAATTGGGCATGCAACTTCTTCTGTATCTGCGATTATAATTGATTTTTCAACTAATTTATCGAAGTCTTCAATAATTCCGTTGTATATCTCGCCATATAAATTAACATGATCACCTGCAAACCCAGCACCTTTAGTGACTTGGTGAGCAGAATGAAACCATGCTTGTAAAGCTTTTGTACAACCGATATAACTTATTAATGCATCTAACATTTATTCCTCCGAATAGCAATAATTATTCGAATTCAATAGCAACATCCACATTAACACTAATTTTTGGAACTCTAACATGATTAGCCATGCCGTGCTTAACACATTCATCTGCATCCAAGAACCAGTCAGCATGCTTTTTCTTATCAACTAACTTTAAAAAATAGTCATCTTTTTTGCCACAATTTTGTGCCATCATTTTATAGACAATTGCGTTTAAGCGCTCAGTTTCTTTTGCGCTAGCAACAACCTCTTCAACTTTACCTAACTGACCTGAGGAGACATCATGGATCATTACAGTCGCATCTTTGTCGACAAATCTGTAACCTTCTGTACCAAAAGAAAGTAAAATAGCACCACAACTCATTGCCTTTCCTTCGACAATTGTTGCAATTGGCAAGTCTGAACTTTTAATGGTTGATATCATGGACATCAAGGAATAAACTTGACCACCGTATGAATCAATAACAACAGGAATAATTTTTTGACCTGTATTGTGAGCCATTGACACTTTCGTTCGAAACTCTTTTGCTGATTCTTCATCAAATTTATTAACTGTTACAATCACGGGATTGTGATGCAATTCAAATTCTTTTATTTCTGGAGCAACATTATACTTCCACAACATTTTTACCTTCCTGTTTGATTTATATTATACAAAAAAAAGAGAGATTTTATACCTCTCTTTCATTTTTTTAGTGACAGTCACAAGGATCGCAATTGCAACATGGACACATATCAATTAGCCACACTTTCCAGATCCACAACTTTTGCATGTAACGCAGCCCTCCTGATAAACTAAGCTATCTTTTGCTCCGCATTCACTACAAATCTTGTCACTTGCTGATGTACCATTATTGATATAGTTTTTTAAGCATCTTGCAATTACTTTGCTAAAACTAAACATGTCCATTTCCTTGTCTTTCTGCATTTGCTCTACAAGATACTGTACTGGCACACCGTGTCTAAGTGAAGTTGAAATAACTCGTGTATAACTGGCATGATTAGGGTTGTCAAATACACTTACTACATCTTTAATTAACTCGTCATCACTATTGCCGAGCTTTAGATCATATTTACTATTTAATGTTTTAAAAACTCTTTTATAAAGCTTTCCTGATCGATACCGGCTAGGTATTTCAATTTGATCAGCTTCACCACCAATAACCTCATAAGGCTTGCCGTCAAGTAAACCAATTAACACAACCCACTTTTGACCTTTTATTGACGTGTGATATATGTCGCAGTCTAGTACTTCTGGTCGCTTTGGGGCATCTCTTTCAATAATAACAGTTAAGTCTTCTTTTTTATTGTCTGTTGATACTAAAACACCGCTTCTAGAGCCATCCCTGTAAACTGTGATGCCCTTGCAACCTAATTCCCATCCTAACATATATATATCTTTTACAGTTTCAACAGAGACGTCTGCAGGGAGGTTAGTTGTATTGGAAATTGCGTGACAGATCCACTTTTGTGCAGCTGATTGGAGTTTAACTTTTGCGCGCCAGTCTATTTCATTAGCAGTCGCACCAAAGTATGGAGAATGTTCTATCGCGACGTCTGCTTCTTCATCAGAAACATGGGTCGCAGACATCCACTCTTTAAACTTATGATGATATAAATTAAATTCTGTCCATTCATCACCTAGATCATCTACGAACATTACTGCTTCACCGTTTTGCACTTTCTTACGACGAGTATAGCAAAGCATAAACGCAGGTTCAATGCCTGACGTTGTTTGTGTTAAGCATGATACAGAGCCAGCTGGTGCTGTTGTTGTATTAGCAATGTTTCGTCGACCGTATGTACGATAATCTTCAACTACTTCAGGTGTTAACTCATTAATAATTCGTTCAATGAACGGATGATCTTTTTCTTTGTGGTGATTAAATACTTCAAAAGCACCTCGTTCTTTGGCTAACTGTATTGACTCTTCATATGATGCAAGTGCTAACCACTTATATATTTTTTCTGTTGTCTCAATAGACTTATAATCGCCGTATCTCTGTCCTAACATCGCTATAGTATCGCCTAACCCTGTGATTCCAAGTCCTGTTCTTCTACCATTTTGTGCAACTTTTTTGATTTTAAGCCATAACAGTCTTTCTGGTTCTTTTGTATCTGTTTTTTCCGGATCATCATTAATCTTGGCAAGAATTTTATCTATTTGTTCAATTTCCAAGTCAATCATATCGTCCATTAATCTTTGGGCTTTTCGGGTCATTGTTCTAAATTTACCCCAGTCAAATAAAGCGTTGTTTGTCCATGGGTTATTTACAAACGATGTGAGGTTCATCAGCATAAGCCGACAAGAATCGTACGGAGATAAGACAATTTCCCCGCAAGGATTTGTCGATACTGAACCAAAACCTACATCTGTATAAGCATCAGAAGGTGTCATTCGAGTTGCTGTATCCCAAAACAAGACACCAGGCTCTGCAGAAGCATGTGCCCCTTCAATAAGTGCATCCCAAACTTCTGTTGCCTTAATGTGATCATGTATTTCAGGTGATTCAGCATCAACAGGCCATCTGACAGTGTAATGTTCATCTGCTTGAACAGCTCTCATAAATTCATCAGTAACACGTACTGAGATGTTGGCGCCTGTGACACGTGTCAGATCTCTTTTGATTTTAATGAATTCCATTACTTGAGGATGGTGAACTGAAATGGAGAGCATCAGCGCGCCTCTTCTTCCACCTTGTGCCACCTCACGACATGAATTAGAAAATCTGTCTAAAAATACTTCGATGCCATCTGTTGTTTTTGCCGCATTTGATGTATACATCCCTTTTGGTCGAATAGTAGAGATATCAAAACCCACACCACCTCGACGTTTCATTATCTGTACTTGTTCCTGATCAGTCTTTAAAATGCCGCCGTACGAATCTTCTGGTGCCTCAATTACAAAACAGTTTGATAACGATTGCAGTTTTGCTTCGTTTCCAATACCACTCATTGGTGATCCTTGTGGGATTACATATTTAAAGTCTTTAAATAAATCATATATTTCTTCATAATGCATTGAATTATCGTATTGCGCTTCGATCCCGGCGAACTCTGATGCTAATCTTTTATGCATGTCATCTGGTGTTAGTTCTACATAGTTTCCGTCAGTATCTTGTAATGCGTATTTTCCTGCGAATACACTTGCTGCTAGCTCATCGCCTTTAAAATATTCTATACTAGCTTTGAAAACTTCTTCGTATTTATACATTCATTCTCCTTATTTGTTTCCTGTGATTTCTTTCCATTTGGATTTAAGCATATCTCTTGTTCCTGCGTTATCCCGTTCAATTGCATCCACAATTGACATTTCCCGTACATCATCTAACACTTCTATTTTCGACATTGCGCAGTCAATTCTAATTGGAAATATTAAACCATCCCTGCCGGCTCTATTTTTTGCAACAAAAAGACGTCCTGCACCGGTGGCTTTCTCCATGGGCTTTCTAGAAAGAGAGACCACAACATCTGCAACCATGGCCTTACCATAAGCCTCAGACATGTTTTCCAAACCAACAACCTCTGCTTTAGCAGAATCTCTATTAGCTTGTGATGCTGTCCAGACTGGTATATTCATTTCCATTGCAAGGTTCCTAATTTCTTCATATACTAATTTAAGCTCATGTCTAAGTGAATCGTAAGTACGCGTAGAACGCATAATATCCGCATAATCGATGACGAGTAAGTGAGGCTTGATATCTTTCATTTCAAGTTTTTCTAAATGATTTCTGATAGTTATAATGCTAGCAGCGCCTGTCGGATATTGTTTAATTATCAACTTACCAAAGTTATTTTCCTCATAAGTTTTTAAAACAATGTCTTTATTTTCAATGACATTATTAGAAGGTATATTACACAAATTACTGTCATATCTTATGCCTACTGCTGTTTCAGTTAATTCAAAAGTGTAATGAACAACATTTTTTCCACGACGTATTGCCTCAGCACCCATGGCAACTAAATAGTGTGATTTTCCAACACCTGTATTAGCAACAACGACTCCAATTTCACCTCTGCCTAAGCCGCCATTTAACACGTCTTTTTGATCTAAATGTTTGATACCTGTTGCACATGTTGCTCTGTCTACCAGCTGGAAACGTGCTTCATGATCTTCAAAAAAATTATGACCAATTGTTGATGAGGAGCCTCTAGAAACAGCATCTTTCATGATGTTCAAGACTGATTCGTAGTTTTCCTGTTTTATCGCCTTAACACTTTCCTCTAATGCTTGCTGGAGAGCTTGTTTTTTACAAAAGTCAAGTGCTTTATCTTTTACGAATTTTAAATCACCTAAATTTGGTGATGATTTCATCCTTGTGAGATATTCTATGACTTGCTCACGCAAAATAATATCATCACCTGCTGTTAATTCATCTTTGATCATTGAGACTAACAGTTGCATTGTTGGGAAATTACGGTATTTTGTATAAAAACTAAAAAACCTGTCACATAAAAATTGTAAGTACTTTAATTCAAAATAATCATATTGCATTACTTCCATCATTTGTGCAGACCAATTATGGTCTCTTAATAATGCTTGAAATATTTTTTCTTGGAATTCTTTTCCGTATTTTGAAAAGTAGTTTGGATTTTCCATCACCATAATCTTCCTTTAGTTAGGGTTCTTAATAAATAACTGTGCCTTAAAAAATCAATATTCTTTATATTGTTTTCATTTAAGTGCTTAATTGCTTTGATATTATTCCATGCAGGTTTGAAATTTTCAATATCATGATCAATTCTTTTTGTTTGGTCATGTACTAAGTTATCAACGTCCAATCTAACCAACCTGATGTTACGCTCAATTAA